AAGCGTCTTCTGCTTCGTCTTGTTCTGCTGGTGCTGATTGCCCAGAATGCGAACTAGAAAGACAAAAGGGATTCAGCCAGTGCAATTGGTGTTTTAAAACATTCAAGCAGAACATCGAAGTGTCTCATGACTGAGGCACGAAACTCCTTGAGTGAGGCACGAAACTCATTGAGTGTAGGCCATGGTTCTACCCTCTGGTAGAGCCGCAACTAAACCAATAACGGAACGTAAATATGAAAGACGAAATATCAAAATTAACAGACACGCTCGATCTGATGCGGGATGAGTTCCTGCGGATTAAAGTCTGCTCAGTGGGGGAAGTCACTCAACTCTGTGAAAGGGCAATCTCTAACATAGAGCAAAAGGTTCCCGTGATCGTGCAGCGTGATAAGAGCGAGCGCCGAAACGTGGTGATTCGCGTGGCACTCGACGAACTGCTACGTGTAGCAGAGCCGATGGACGGGATCGAAACGCTAAGAGAGGCGTGTGTGATCGCACGAAAGGCTCACTCCGACAATTACGAGTAGAACGTGGAACTGAATCATGAATGAGCTTAAGCGAAATACATTGAATCGAGAGACTGGTTCTGCCTTCCGCGACTTAGGCGATGGCGTGCCAGTTCGGGTGTCAAGGTGTCCTATGTGCGGAATCATACCAACCGCACCAGATGACTGTGGGATGCCAACGCCAGAATGCCCGAACTTCGGTAAAGATGCTTGCGCTCGAAAACGGAAACAGTGGGAAGACTCTTTTGCGAACGCCTAGTTCTGACGCAGCCGAAACCTAGAAACTTTATGACCACAAAAACCACAAAAATAACAGAAGTGTCACTGGAGCCTATGGGCGTGGTGGCTGTCGTTCAGCAACGCCTTGTTCGTCTTGGTGTATGGCTGAGAAACCTCCGAAGCTGGAAGGCGGCGCGAGCTAATCGTGACCTCAGCCGCGCCATGAAGCGCGATCCTTATTTCGCCCATGTATGGCAATGCAACATCGCCATGCCAATCCTCGACGGGGCAGATGGGAAACTCACGCACAAGGAAGCAAACGAGATCGCGGATCGACTCATGCGGCATCTCTTCGATGTGAAGACGAACACTGAACTTCCGCACAAGGAACGCAGTTGCGGATAGCGGCTAGTTACACGCTCGACAACGCCAACCGATGAGTCAACATTCTGGGAAGATTTAACCGCATGAGTAATATTACCGACGACTCCCGCATAGCCGAGCTACGCGATTCCATGACCACGAAGCAGTTCAAGCTGTGTGAGGCGATCCTCGACGGCAAGAGGCCGTGGGAGGCTGGACAGATTGCTAAGTATGCTTCCGAGTCCGCTACGAGCCATGCGCTGAATAATGTAAAAGTAAGTCAATACATCAGTCTTTGCAGGAAGAAGCAGTCCAGTAACGCAGTGATGAGCCGAGAGGACGTGCTGAAGACGCTCGCACAGATTGCCAGTGGTGAAGGGCGCTTCTCTCAGTCTAGCGGGTCAGAGGCAACAGGAGCGCTTCGGGAAGTCAGCAAGATAAGCGGTTTCTACGAGCCCGAAAAGCAGGAGGTCTCAGGATCGCTTGTTGACCGCATCAGGAAAGGGCGTAGCAAATGACGCAGGACGAATACTATCGAGAGTGGCTTATCGTATGCCGCTACATCGCGCTGGCTGAAGCAGCCCTAACATGCTCGCTCGTGCCTCCTCGCAATAAACAGCGGGACGAATCCGTCAAGCGCAATCTATGCGGGAATCCCGCAACATCAACAACATCAACGAAATCAAAATTATGAAAGCATCAGAAAAAAAAGCGTGGGACAGAATTTGCCCCAAAGAATTACAGTCTGTTTACGTCGATCTAATGACGACTAAAATAGAGGATTTAGACCGTTCGCAGAGACTCGCAATCGGCCTCAGCTTATATGCTGCATCTGGGGTTATTGTTCATTTTGGTGACACGGATACGGTTTTGCATAAAGGGAAGAAGTCTTTTGGCGCTCCTAACTCAGTAGCATTTTGTAGCCTATTAAGGGCGATGGATCAAAGGTTCAATCTGAAGCGATGAGTTAGATTCGCCTCGCCATGACTATCAATTGTGGCATAAGACGATGCGTAATGACGACTGACTACCCATCTATTGACCTCGCAGACTATGCCGTGACTGACGGCATGACTGACGAGCAGTTCGAGGAGCGTTGCGTGAGTGACGCTCTTTTTCGTATCTGCAACCTTTACACTATCCGAAATGACGACGGTGGCTACGAGCCGTTTGTTCCCAACTGGGCGCAGCGTGTGGTGCTCTCCTACATCTACGTGCTGAACCGCAGGCGTATAGCTATCCCCAAGGCTCGCAAGTTGGGGTTCAGCACACTGGCCGAGATCATAGCGTTTGACCGTTCATACTTCGGAGAGGGTCAAGAGTCAGCAGTCATCGAGCGATCCCAGCCCGACGCATGGGAAAAAAAGAAGATATGCGATCTCATGTGGGAAGAGCTGGACAGCGACCTTAAAGTCGGCGCTGGGCTGACACGCGACAATAAGAGCGAAATAGCGTGGTCTAATGGTGGCTCAGTCGTGTTCGGGTTGTCAGTAGTCGGCAAGACTCCGACGTTTCTGCACATTTCTGAGTGGGGAATCATAGCCTACAATGACCCAGTTCGCTCAGCCGAGATCAAGGGCGGAATGCTACAGTCAGTCTCAGGTGCTGAAGCCGTGATCTTCGCGGAAGGAACGTTCCGTGGTGGTCGTGGTGGTGACTGGTATCAGATCGTTCGCTCTGGCCTACGTGTGAGCGAGGAGAACCGCACGACGAAGGACTGGACGGTTCTCTTCTTCCCGTGGTATAACGATTCACGCTACGAGCTGGAGGGCAACTTTGATCAGATTGACGATGAGACGCACCGATTCTTCGATGAGAAGGAAGAGCTGACTGGCTACAAATTCAGCGACAAGCAGAAACTTTGGTATTACAAAGAGCGCCAGCCAGAGAACTCAGGCCGATGGGTTAAGCGCGAGTTCCCGACGACTGTGGATGACATGTGGAGTGTTCGAGAGGACGGACAGATTTACGCCTCGTTCATGGATGCTGCACTCGTGGCAGGTCGCATCAACAGTAACATTCGCTATTATCCGCAGCTTCCAGTTTACGCGACGTTTGACATTGGAGCGCCAGAGAATACCAAGTGTCTGATCCATCAAGAAGTAGGAGACCGCAAGGTTTACATCGGAGCCTATTCGGGCAACGGGGAAACGCTCGCAACGCCTGCTCAGTGGTGGAGGTTCCTGTCTGGGCTTGGCTACCTCTACGGCGGCGTGTTCCTGCCGCATGACGCTGAGCACAACTCATGGCATCGGCTATTCCTGCAAGCTGGCTGTTCGGTCGCTGTAGTGCTCCGTAGACCAATGAGCGAGTGGGATAACATTGTCGAGGCACAGACACAGTTCAGCCGTTGCGAGTTCCTTTACGCTGAGGGCAGTGCAGACGGTTGCGGGGTGTTCGACGAGGATGGCAACGACATCGGGCTTACAGCCGCGCTTGAGTGCTTCCACTGCAAGATCGAGACCGCTACGGGGAAGACGGCGAGAGAGACTCCCGTGCATGACTGGTCGAGTCACTTTTCTACGTGCTTCGGTTACAGTCACCAAGCGAGCAAGGACGGAATGCTAGTTGACCGTAGCGCGATTCCAGTGAAACAGGGACTGCCTACAAAGCCACAGGTGAGCATGGGTAGGCGCAGGAGATGATAGCCCCAATCTGGACAGCTAAAGCCGCATACGAGGCGTGTGAGCCTCCGTATCCGTGGGACGAGATGATTAACGCTCACCTCGGGCAAGGTTACTGCGTGAGCACTACAGAGTATTTCATTTGCGCCCGTCCAGTCGTCAAGGACGCGCCAGAGTGCGAGTTGATTGACCCGAACTTCGAGTTCCCGTTGCAACATTGCAATGCGTGGTTCGTTTACATCGCGGCTGGTAATGCACTCGCTTCACTATGGACAGTGCAACCTTTAGATTTACCGTGGGTAATCTATTACAGGCTCGATAGCGACTGTCTTCGAGTCTTCAGTAACGAACGAATTAGGAGATTATCACATGGGCAAAGGACCAAAAAAACCAAAACCACCACCTAAAGCAGCGCCAATTGCAACGCCAACCGAGGCCGACACAGCGCAAGTAGCACGATCAAGCCAGCAAGACGAGATCAGGCGTAAGAAGCGCCAGCAAACGGTGTTCGCTGGAGGCAATGACTTCGGTTCTAAAAACGTCCTTGGATAATATGCGCAACTCTACCAAAGCAAATGCGTCCGGGGTGATCGACGAAGCGAAGGCCACGAAGTCTCACTATGACGGAATGTGGGCAACGCTGCACCGCGCTATCGGGGATTACTACGTTCCGCAGAATAGCGCTATCAACACGCTCAAGACTCCAGACACCGCAGGGTGGACGGATGGTATCTTCGACACTACCGCAGTCCATGCAGCGCAGACGTTCACAGCAGGTTGCTATGACTACATGCTGAGTGGCGAGTTCTTCGACTTCGAGGCTCCAAAGAAGGACGGCGTATCGAATCCTATTGCTAAAGACTGGTATCACAAATGCGCTGAAATCGTCCTTGAGCTAATCAACGAGTCCAACTGGGCGCTGAAGATTCAAGAACACCTTCAAGACCGCAACACGTTCGGCACTGCGAACATCGACTTGGAGCAGGGCAAGAACGGAACGCTCTACAGCTTCGCCACTACTCAAGTCGGCAAGTTCTTCCCGCAGTCTAATGACGACGGATACATCGACACGATGTTCTACTGCTACGATTGGACAGCTAAGAAGATCGTGGACAAGTTCGGAGAGGATAACGTCAGCTCGGACGTTATGGACGCTTACAAGGACGATAGCCGCAAAGCCAAAGAGAAGTTCAAGCTCTGGCGTAAGGTTGCCCCACGTCCGCTCAAAGCTCGTGAAGCAGGTAAGATTGACGCACTGAACAAGGAGTTTGAATCGGTCTGGGTCGAAGAGAAGGCAAAGCATGTTCTCTACGAGTCTGGATACGATGAGCAACCGTTCGTTGGTTCACGATTCGCACAATGGGGAGATGAAGAGTTCGGCTGGAGTCCAGCGATTCTCATTATGCCTTCAGTGCGCACGTTGCAGGACATCATGAAATCACTGGTGACTATTGGTGAGATTTCGGTATGGCCTCGCACGATGGTTCCCGACACGCTCAAGGACGTGATCCAGTGGGAAGCTGGAGGCGTTACAGTCTATCCAGACTCCTCTGCTAATGCTCCACAGGTATGGGGCGAACCTCGTGGTTATGCTGAAGGCAAAGACCTCGTGACTGACTTCCGTGAAATGATTAAGGACGCATACCACGTCGATCTATTCAAAGCGCTAGCAGAGCGCACGAAGGCCATGACTGCAACCGAAGTTCTTGAGCTTGTGCAAGAAAAGCTCGTGAACTTCCGTCCTACCTTTGCACGCTTTACGAGCGAGACGCTAGACACGCTATTACAGCGCATGTTCAAGATGGCGTTTCGTGATGGTCGCTTCCCTCCTGTTCCACCAGAGGTGATCGTCGAATCGAATGGTGAGCTATCCATTCCAGAACCGAGGCCGACCTACGTGTCCAAGATCGCACGAGCAATGCGAGCACTCGAAAATAAGAGCACTCTGGACTTCTTGCAGCAGGTTGCATTCTTGCTTGAGGTTGATCCAATGTTGCTTTCTGATAACTACGACCTTGATGCAATGATGCGCGGGTTCGGTGACAACAATTCACTGCCTACAGAATACAAGCGACCAGAGAAGCAGCGCAATGAGATCAGAGCAGCACGTCAACAGCAGGCCGAGCAACAGCAGGCAATGGAGATGGCTAAGCAGGGATCAGAAGCAGCTCGCAATCTAGGGCAAGTCCCAGCGGGAGCACGTAAAGAGTTCGCAGATGCTGTCGACGTGTAAGAACTTATGTCAGAGAAACAACCCAAAGAAAACGAACGCCAGCCCACCGAGGCTGAGAAACAGGCAGACATCCACACTCAGCACCTTCACAGGGTGTTCGGGCGTGATGATGCTGACCGCAACACGTCGCAGAAGCACGTTGTAGAGATGCTGGAGAAGATTATCGACCAGCAGACCTTTCAGCAGAATCCGCGCACGTTTGAATACGATGCCACTCATGCAGCTATGCGTGAAGGCGAACGCGCTCTAGCAAGAGCATTTCTAACGGACATCAAGCGCGAGCCTGTAGTCCAAGTCGCAAAACCAACAGTAACCAAGTAAAGGAAACTAATACCATTATGAATAAATACCTACGAAAATTCACACGTCTCCGAGAAGAAGCAGGCGGCGGGAGCGACGGTGGAGGTGGCACTGCTACCGAAACCCCCTCCACTCCGTTCGGATCGTTCTACAACGAATCTGGGGTCAACCGTGAGGCAGTCGAAGCTCTTCCCGAAGATGCTAAGTCTATTCGCTCGCTGATCGAGAAGTATCCAAGTGAGGCCGAGCTTTACAAGGGCATCCAGCATCTACGTGCTACGGCATCCAGCAAAGGGCTTGAACGCTTATCCGCTGATGCGGATGACACCGAGGTTCACCGTCACAACACGATGGTTAAAGAATACTTCGGTGTTCCAGATGCGGTCGATGGCTACGGTGTTCAAAAGCCAGAAAACATTCCCGATGAAGTCTGGGACCAAGAAGGCACAGACGCGCTGCTGGGCATATTGCACAAGCACAACGCATCGCCCGAACTCGTGAAGGCATTGGCCGCGCATCAAGTTGAAGGGTTTGAGGCAGAGATCGCCAAAGCTCCACAACAAGAGCAGGCTCGCATTGACGATGTGAACAAGCAGCTTGCCGAGGCGTTCGGTAACGATCTACCCGCAATCAGTCAAGAGGGCTTGAAGGGGCTTGCAGCGCTCGGAATACAGGTTCCAGAGTCGGGCAACATCTCCGACTTGAAGATCGGCTATCCAGAAATCCTCAAGGCAGGCCAGCGCATGACGCAGCTTATCTCAGAGGACACTGTGAGCCGTGAAGCAAATCGCGATAAAGCTGGCAACACTGCTGGCTCCTACAAGGAACAGGCGATGGCGATCAAGGCCGATCCAGCCAATCCGTTCAATGCGGACTTCAACAGCGAAGACCCAGCACGCCAGAAGAAGGCGCAAGCTGAGTTCAACCGCTTGATGAATCTGTCTGATGCGCTTGGAGGTGGTCGATAATGGATACCACTAAGAAAGCAACCCTAGCGGACGTTTCAGAAGCGTGTGGAGGCGTTCACCGCAACACTGTGAGCAAGATACTGTCTGGCACTTACACTGGCGACATCGAGACGATTAAAGCCGTCAAGGATGCAGCTCAGCGTATCGGCTACAAAGTGACTCGCACAATCGCTCCTCGTGCTCACGGCGTATCCCGCAAGGAAGACTCCGCGACTGACGACGAATTGCCTAAAGGCGTGAAACTCTACGAGCCGAAGACTAAGCAGACGAGCAATCACAAGTGGACGCTGGAATACAGCATCAAGTGCGCTTGTGAATGGGAGTTCGATAAGGACGCAGACGGACACCCTATACTTGAGTCGAAGAAGGCTGTTGACTACGAGAACCGCAGCTTCAGCCAGTGCTTGCCGAACCGTCCTACGCTTCGAGAGATCGAGCAACACATGTCGCAACAAAGAGCGCTTATCCCAGAAGCGGTATAGCTCGACGCAACATTGCATACACAGCCTCACCTTTATCGGTGGGGCTTTTTTGTGACCTTATCCCTTGACCGCAACATTTCGAGGTTGCACGTTGATTTCAGAGAGAAGCGGAAAGATACCTGTTCACAGCCTTGAAGCCTTTCGTCCTGCTGGGGGAGATTCCAGTATGTCGTAGGCCAGTCGAATGACTGATACCCGATGACGATCCAACAATCGTTAATCAATAATACAGGAGAACACATACTATGGCTTACAAAGCTTTACCCGCACACTTCCGAGAAGATTTCTCGACCACATGGGAGGCACGAATCGCACGTCGCGTTTCTGACTTCTACGGACTCGTCAAGAAGGTCGATCTAAATGGCTACAAGAAGCGCTACAACCAGTCCGAGATTCTGGATATGCAGCGCAAGACAGGCCGTGCTCAGAAGACTCGCATCTCGGAGCGTCAAACCTTCTTCCGCTGGCTCTTGGCTCACGAGGTTGACCTCGCTGAAGTCCTTGACGAGTGGGACGCAAAGAACCTTGGAGACATTGCTCTTCCAGATTCCGACATCATGACTCAACAGGTCGATGCTTACAACCGCGAGGTTGACCGCACGATCAAGGAAGCAGTCGAAGGACTCGCAACCGTTGGTGCAGATGGCACAAGCACCCAAGCGCTTACTCAGATCGTCGATTCTGATTACGCTGACGGCGCAACGGACGCAGGCTTGAGCCTCAAGCAAGTCATCCGCGCTAACCGCTTCTTCAAGGACAACGATCTAAAGCGTGCAGCTCGCTGCTTTGCCTTCGATCCAGAAGCAGAAGACAACCTCCTGCTGACCGCTGAAGAAGTGAAAAGCTCTGATTACGTCATCGCTGGCGCAATCACAGCAGGCAGCATGGAAGGCATGACTTGGATGGGCTTCCAGTGGGTCTCCCACACAGGCTTGACTCAAGTGGCTGGTGGTGGTGGTCAAGGTGGCGACATCGTTCGCAACTTGGCATGGGCTAAGGATCACATCCGCTTTGCAGATGGCGAACGTCGTGCATACGCTGATGTGCTTCCAGAGCGCAGTCACGCATTACAAATCCGCACAACCGCTCGAATGGGCGCTTACCGTAACGAAGAGAAGGCTGTCGTGGCTATCAACTCTCTCGTAACCGCCTAAATCTTAGGCCTAGAAACATAGGAGAAACATATTATGCCAGACTTAACACTCACAACCGCAACTGCCGCAGTGCAGAATGCGCCCACCGCGAAGAACAAGCTTTCCACGGTTCGTGGAACGCCAGATCATCGCGTTGTAGTTGACACCTTCACTTGCGCAGGAGCACTTGCAGCAGGCGACAAGATTCGCGTTCGTATCGTGCAGGGAGGCTCTGAAATCCTTCCTGTCCTGTCCGACATCGTTGAAGCAACCTCTGCTTCCGCTCTGACGCTTGACGTTGGCATCTACGAAGTAGCTGCTGACCGTGGTATCGGCGCAGAAGTGGACGGTGACAACCTCGCTGATGGCGTGGACTTCGCGGGGGACGGCGTTTACGCTGCACGTCCTTACGCAGTCCCAACCGTCCAGAACGAATACTGGATCGTTGCCGAGGTGAAAGCCGTCACAGGCAACACTACCGCTGGCCAGATGATTGACTTCTACACGGCGATCAACTCTGCGAACTAAGTTCGCTTTCATAATGGGTTAGTTTAGGCCGCAACTGGAAACGGTTGCGGCCTTTTTACTTTTACAACAGAATCACATGAACAAGACCGAGATAGCCAACCTAGCACTTAGCCACGCACGAGAGCAGTCTCTCAATGGCAATGTGGACACAACCGACGAGCTGATGGCTGAAACCGTCCTGCTGCATTACGAACAAGCCCTCCGTGAGATGCTAGGCCGAGTTCGCCCCCGCTTTGCTCAAGGCCGCAAAGGTCTTGCAATGAATGCAGCGTCTCCAGACTTTGAATACGCTCATTCGTTTATCCTGCCAACTGACTACGTTGAGATGGTTCGCTTCAACGGTGATGAAGTCATGGTCAACGACGACTTTTATGAGATCGAAGGTCGCAACCTGCTTACCGACGAGGGGCAGGCGAAGATCGTTTATATTAGATACGAGACTGACACCTCACTCTACGAAGCCGAGTTTATCGAAGCCTTCGCATTGCTACTGGCATCAAAGATCGTGAATGCTCGCAGGGGCGATAAGGAACGCTCTGAGTCTCTTCTAGTGCAGTCCGAGCGTAAGGCCTCAGAGTCCAGCACTAAGAGCGCTCAGAGTGGCCGTAGATACAACTCACGCGACAAGGTTCAGCGCTCTTCAAGGTGGACAGGTTCGACAAGACGCAAGAGCACGAACGAAACAACGAACGGAAATACTGGAGTAAGCTACGATGCCTAAGTCACGAAAGAACATCCATCACCTAAACGCTGGTGAATGGTCGCCAAAGGTTTACAACCGCAGCGACCATGACAAGCATTCATCTGCCTGCACGCTTTGCCGTAATGCTATTCCAGAAGTTCAAGGAATCGTGTCGAAGCGCACTGGGCTTGGGTTAGTAGCTCCTGCTAAGTTCGACGATACGACGTGCCGATTGCTCGACTTCCAATTCTCTAGGGGGGATTACGCGATAATCGAGGTTGGCGAGAAATACATGCGGTTCTTCGTGGCTGGGGATCAAATCTTTAATGCGCAATATAACGTCACTCAAGTTGAGTTGACTGTGGGTGGAGATACGATCTTCACTTCCGTAGGTAGCGGAATCGGAGGTGACAGAGAGATTTACATGACAGGATTCGGGTCTCTGGCAGAGTTCAATAATCGATGGGGAACTGTGGAGTCCATTGATTCCGACACGTTCAAGGTGAAGAACCGCGACGGCACCTATGTTCGGCTCAACCCTGAGACTGCCGTTGGCGTTTACACTACCTTTGGCAAGGTGTCCACGATCTACGAGAAGGCCTCTCCATACTTAGCATCGGAGGTATCTGAAATTCGATACGTCCAGAAGAATGATGTCATCTGGATAGTTCACCCACTGCACTCCCCTCGAAAGTTGATTCGACTGGCAAACGACAGCTGGACTCTTACAGAGCTGGATTTCCAATACCCTGCGACAATTGACCCTAACACTGAACCTGCGGCTAAATTGCGGGTTGGGGCAACAACGATGACTGCCAGTGGATACCAGTTCTCGAATGA